CCTGGACAACACATAATGTTTCCGATGGAAATATTTAAAGCTCTTATCGCTCCTAACCTGATGTCGCAAACAGGAGAATCTGCATTGTTAGGTGTTGTTGCAGAACCGCCAATAACTATGACACCTTTTGATTTAACTGTAGGTGACGGTTTTGATGACCCTGTGTATGTATTTGCTCCTTCTCCTGAAACTCCGTCAATGGTTCTTGCTCCACAGTGCACAATATCTTGTCCTGCCGAACCCGCTGTTGTGACGTTAGCGAGTCATGGATTTATAGATGACGACCCTGTTTATTTTGTAGTCAATTCAGGGCAGATATCGAATGAAATAAAAACGAACACAATTTACTATGTGATAAGAATTAACGAAAATACGTTTAATATAAAAGATGGCAATGGTATAACGATGAATTCAACAGGCTCGCAGACAGCTACAAGGATAAATGTTTATAAGGTAGTGATATAAATGGAATTGCAAGGAATATCAATAAATCCTTTATACAGAATTACAATGATTGGTGAAGGCGGTAACCAATGGGCTTTGGTTGTGCCTCAAGGACAAGTTCTTGCCAGAAATACAATTCTCATAGGAAGTTCAGCGACAGGCGGTGCAGATTTCTTTGCTGATGAAACTTGTTATGATGGTGGCGGGAATGATGGCTGGATATTTATACACTCTCCAAATGTCATAACGAATAATCCTAGCGGTATCACTTCAAATAGAATAACAGCCCATTCTACCTATACGTTAGTTGACTCTGAAGTGTTTGTTACGAGAAGAGGATTCTGTTGGGTGAAAGGCTATGGCTTGCCTACGGTTCTTGATTCTGTTGTTTACACAGAAGGGGCATATGCTTCTGGAAACTACTCACTAAATCTTATTTCTTTAGACCAAGGAGAAGCTTACACAATCCGAGCCTATGTCGTTATTGGCGGGGCTGTTTATTATGGTAATGCTATAACAGCATATACATTACCGATTCCGCCGATGGAAATTGAAGTAGAAGATAATGAAGGCACTGCTACTATAAAATGGGAACCCGTTGAAAGAGCACATTATTATACTTTATACTATTCAACAACAGCAGGCGTAACAAAAGAGAGCACAAGATACGTTGGGGTTGTGAGTCCGTTTATTCATCCGAACTTAATTCCGGGCAGGACTTATCACTACAGAATGACAACAACTACCAACGGTTTTGAGTCGGAACTTTCGATTGAAGTTTCTGTATTGATTACTGGTGAAATTACTCTACCAGAATTTTCACCTGCTAACTATCTGCCTTCTTCTGAGTATGTTAAATTGTTAACATCAGAATATCAGTTGGCAGAAAATTATAAAACTTGGCTAAAACATACTGTTGATTATTGTGCTGATATTACAAATATAGCTGTTCTACTTCATGAACATTTTGATTTGGATTTCGCAGTAGGAAAACAGTTAGATATAATTGGAAGTATAGTTGGCATTAGTAGGGTATTACCCTTTCAGCCGTCCGATGATTCTAATCCTATACTGGATGACGAAGTGTATAGGAAACTTATAAAAGCAACTATAGTAAGAAATCATTGGGATGGTCAGTTAAAAACAATTGAAGAGAAGTGGAGAGAGATATTTCCGGGTACACAGCTTACAATTAAAGATAATCAAGATATGAGTATCGATGTGGGTTTATCTGGTGATATTTCATTTTTACTTCAAGACTTGATTATGCATGATATGATATTGCCAAGACCACAAGCGGTTCAAGTCAATTATGCATGGGCTCCTAGAAAATTAAAAAGGTTTGCGTATGATTTATCAACTAATGAATTTGGAGGATACAATGAAGCTGCTTGGGTTGCAGGTTCATAAAATAAGGAGGATATGATGACTAACTTTTTACAGTTTGACCCAATCAAAAATAATATGTTGTCTGACATGGTTTATCAGGCAAGTTCGTTCAGACAGCAAGGAGCGATGACAGGAATTGCTTCAGCATCAGCTCACAATAAATTATTTTATCAATTGTCAACGATGGTAGCGGCTTTAGCGCAGATGATGGAAAATAAAGGCTACAATATTGAGGATACGTCTATCGCTACTTTGGTGACTGAGTTATCTAACATAATGACAAGAGCAGATATGGCTGCTTATGCCCCTAGGACTTTGTTAGATAGCTATGTTGCTAAAGCTCCGGTTCTTATTAAGACTACCACATCTTCAATCGCTACTCATGAATTTTATAGAACGATTGAAGGGAATTCTGCGACGGATATAACTTTTACATTGCCGACAATTGGGAGTGTCGCTAATGGTGCTTGGGTAAAAATCAAGAATATAGGAAAAGGAGTAATAACTCTTGCCCCAAATGTAGACGACAAATTTGTGGCTCTTTCTGAATGGGACGAAATAACTGTTTATAGCGATGGGACAGATAAGTATAAGGGTAAGGTAATTTCTACTTTAGATGCTTCTGCAGGAGAACAGTATCTGTCAAAAAATGGTTATCAGAAATTTGAAAGCGGGTTGCTTTTACAATGGGGTGTATATGAGTCAACTATATCTGGAGAACAATCTATTCAAATTCCTTTTGTATATGCATTTCCAAAAGCGGAAAATTGTTTTAATGTGATAGCAATTGGAAGAAATGTTACTGGGGCAGCTGTAAACGTGGATTTATATCCGCAAGTTCAGTCATTTACAGCGTCTCATGTGACATTCTTTTTAAATAGAGAGACAGCCTATGCTCCACAAGTCGTTCATGGGTTTTATTGGCAAGCTATTGGTTCTTGGTTAGAATGATGATTAAAAGGCTACTTATAGTAGGGGCTGCTTCAAATGCAAAGGATGATATCGATGATTTTAAAAGATATGGCGTTTCTTATGATACGATGCTGATAGGGGTTGATTCGTATGGTCTTGGGAAAATGGACGCAAAATACTTTGCATCGTATCACCCAGACGATTTGGTTAAGTTACAGACAAGACCATTTATAGTAATTTCGCACAGGCAGTTTAGAGACATGGTTGATATAATAAAGCCAATAGATTTACTGAAAGAGAAATCAGGGTCAAGTGCTATGCTAGGGGTTCTTGTTGGGATTGATGAGGGATATGATAAGATTGTTCTTTGTGGCTGTCCGATGATTGGTAAGAATAAAAATGATTATAGTTATAGCAACTTTCACAAAGGCTGGTATCAGAATTATAATCACATTAAAGATAAGGTAAGGTCAATGTCCGGTTGGACGAAAGAATTATTGGGAATGCCTGATATGGAGTGGCTGAATGGAAAATAGTTGGAATTCATATATTATGCTGGCACCCGATTGGTGCAATGTTTCTGGAGGAGGGGCTTTACTTCATTCATGGGCTTCAAGGATGTATAGACTTGGAGCAGATATTTACATCAACACAAAAATTCAGAATCCAAAGTGGGACAGAATTCCTACGATGGATAAATTCAAAGGCGATTTGAAAAAGACAATAGGAATATATCCTGAAGTCACTTATGGCAATCCATTTAACTGTGAACACAGCGTAAGATTGTTACTTCATCTTCCTGGGTTTCATGGCGGTCCTCTGACATTTGAGAATGATATTTTATATACTCACTCTCATGTTTTTAACAGCCGGTTGAAACTTCCTCAAGACAGAGTAATACCGATTCCATATCTTAATCTTGAAAAGTTTTATGATAGGAAAATGAAGAGAACAAGGGTGATGGCGTATAAAAATAAAGGTATAGGACATTATCCGAATCCAGAGATTAAGGACGTAGAACTGATAGGGACAGGATTTGACTTTAATGGCGATGAGGGACAAGAAAAACTTGCTACAATTTTAAACCAAACACAGGTTTTATACTGCTATGATAATATTACAGCGATGGCAGAAATAGCAAGATTGTGCGGTTGTCCTGTTGTAATTATACCTGACCCTGCTTGGAAAAGAGAAGAGATTATAAAATCTGATACTTGGCACTGTGGTGGGATTGGTTATGGGTTTGAGGAAAAGGAAGAAGCCATCGAAACTACGGATGCTGAAAGGTTAAGAGATTACTATGAGAATGAATATGAATTTAAATGTATGTCAGCTCTGAAGAGATTTATTCATGATACTCAGAAAATTACAGGCGGTTATGGAGTTGAAGAAGGAATAGTAAAGTTTCAATCAAAGAGACCAATATCATACAAGAAGAAGCATTATGGTGCTGGCAAGAAATATACGATGGATAGGAAAGAATTCTACTCTACATGGTTCGTAAAAGGATTACTCAAATCAGGCGATATCACGATATTAAAAGATGATGCGAAACACAAAGGAAAGAATAAACCAATACAATGGCCGATGAGAGGAGAGAACAAGCATATAATTTCAGATACTCCAGAAATATCTGTTTGCTGTCTGACTTATAATCATGAGGGAATAATAAGAGATGCTCTTGATGGGTTTGTGATGCAAAGAACAAAAGTCCCTTACGAGATTGTGGTTTATGATGATGCGTCAACAGATAATACTCAAAAAATAATACAAGAGTATGTAGATAAGTATCCTGGGTTGGTAAGAGCTTTCTTATCGAAAGAAAATCAATATTCCAAGACAGGTGATTTACCTTTCGCCACTCAGTTGTTTCCTAATGCTAGGGGTAAATTTATTGCAGAGTGTGATGGTGATGATTATTGGACTGACTGTTATAAATTACAGAGACAATATGAATATATGATAGAACATCCAGAGTGTTCGTTAACCTATCATGACTTAATAATTTACTACACAGACACTGATACGGCTGTGCCTGCTTATCTGTCAAAGCCTAGAGATTTTACTCCAGAAGAATTAGCTGGATTTGAATTATATGGGTCATGGCTTCATCCGTCAACAAAAATGTGGAGAAATGTTTTTAACAAAAACACAAGAAAAGATTTTGAAATTTGTGTTGGAGATAATGCTACAAACATGTTGATGAGTTTATATGGTAGCTGCCATTACGTAGATGGCATAGGAGCTTCTGTATTTAGAAGAAGGCATGGGAATAATATGTGGAGTGAGATGTCCCATGAAGATAATTTGCGGGAGACAAGAAAACTTTTCAAGCGTCTTTATGATTTTATGAAAACAAAGAATAAAAAGTATGCGGTAATAAGATATAATATTTTAAGAAGTTTATACTAAAAGAGGAGCGATTATGAAAAGGAAAGTTGTATTAGTTGGTGCAGGGGGCGCAGGAAGAGAGCTTGCCTATTCGTTAGTCAAAAATCAAGAATGGGAAGCGATAGGTTATGTTGACGACACAATCCCAGCAGGGACGATGGTAAATGGGCTTCCTGTATTTGGCGGGATTGATTGGTTACAGAACTATCAAGGAAATGTTGTTGTTTGCATCGTAGGTAATCCTCATGTGAAACAAAAATTGATAGAGAGAATTTCTCAAAATGTTTATATTTTTTTTCCTACGATAAAAAATCAAGAGTCTATGGTAGCTGATTACGTTTCTCTTGGAGAAGGAACTATTATAGGAAAAGCTTGGAGTTATATAAATCCAAACATTGTAATTGGAAAACATGTATGGGTTAATGAAGGTTTAGATTTGGGGCATGATTCGTTTGTGGGGGATTATACAACATTTTTCTCTAATGTTAGCGTCGGAGGTAATGTTAGGATTGGCTCTCATTGCGTAATTGGGACAGGAGCAATTATTAAGCCGGGAACAACAATTGGTAATAACGTTTATGTAGGTGGAGGAGCGGTTGTAGTAAAAGATGTCACAGATAATGTTGTGGTTGCCGGGAATCCTGCAAAGTATTTAAAAGACAATCCACCAGGAGGACTGTAATGGCTGAAGGCGTTCACAAAATAACAGAAGAGTTTGAAAAAGAACTTTGCAGATATACTGACGCTCCTCATGCTGTGTGTGTCGACAATCAATCAAATGCTTTGTTTTTGGCTCTTATGTATGATGATGTTAAGGGTAAGGAAGTGACAATTCCTTGCAGAACATACCCTAGTGTGCCTTGTGAGATAATTCATGCAGGCGGTAAGGTTAAGTTTGAACCTATGGTTGGCAATACTTTGAAAGGAGCATATCAATTAAAAGGAACAAGAGTATGGGACAGTGCATTAAGGTTTACTGCAGGAATGTATATCCCTAATTCTTTCATGTGTATTTCCTTTACGGGAGCATATAAGCATTTAAAGCTAAGTAAGGGAGGGGCAATCCTCACTGACGATTATAATGGGATGCTGTGGTTTAAGCGGGCTAGGTTTTCAGGACGAAGGGAGTGTTCTTATCACACAGATAATTTTGATATGCTTGGCTGGAATTTTTACATGATGCCAGAGCTTGCGGCAAGAGGGTTACTGCTGATAAATCAGTTCTATGACGCACTCACAGGAGAGAGAAAATCTAATCCAGATTTAGAGATTCCCTATCCTGATTTAAGCAAGTATAAAATTTACACAGAGGCAAATAGATGATGGAATTAAATGATTTTGTAACAGGGGTGACGGTTTGCTGGAATACTAAAGACTTGATTGAGAGGTCTGTGGGGTCAATCCACAAGTTTCACCCTGAAATTAAAATCATAATTATTGACGGTTCTCCGGAAGGTAGTGAGTGTTATCAATATTTGCATTACCTAAAACAGGACAATATTGAGGTTTATCAGGTAAAACGAAACATAGGTCATGGAAAAGGAATGGCTTATGGCATGGAGAGGGTTCAGACACCCTATGCTTTAGTTTTTGATTCTGATATTGAGATGGTTAAATCACCGCTGCTTGGAATGCTTGAAATGATGGAAGAGGATATATGGGGTGTAGGTTATTGTGAGAGAGTAGGGTATGACGGTTTTGATTACGGCACTTGGGCGAAACATAAAACACAGGAGCCGGTCAAATATATGCACCCATACTTTCATCTTGTTCAGAAAAGTGTGTATGTGAAATTTCCGCCTTATATTCATCATGGTGCACCTTCCGTCAGAACGATGCTTGCCATTCATAGGGCAGGATTGTCAGATAAGATTTTAAAAGAGTTCCCGGGTCTTGGTCATACTTCCGGTAGAGGATTTTCCTGGGAGCCTTGTGCTGGAGAATATGTGCTACATGATGTTGTAGGTTTTGGCGGAACAGGAAGAATGAGAGTAGCTCAAGGGCTTCCGCATATAGAGGGAACATGGGAAAGAGTTTGAAAATAACAGCTTTGACTTGCACAGGTGATAGGCAACTGTGTCTGGATTTATTGACTCAATGGGTTGACCACCAGACATTACAACCTGACCAATGGCTAGTGATTGATGATGGACAAAATGCTTATTCGCCTAATTACGATTGCGAATATTATTACAGACGACCACAAGAAGATGACCCAAAACACACTATGGTAATCAATATCCAGTATGCATTGCCTATGATAAAGGGTGATGTGATATTCTTCTTTGAAGATGATGAATACTACGCTCCTGATTATATAAAAACGATGGTAGAATATATTCGTGACTACGAAATGATTGGGATATGTAAATCGAAATACTATTATTTACCTTCAAGACGCTATTTTATTCATGACAATTATGACCATGCTTCTTTGGCTCAGACCGCTATCAAAAAAAGTTTGCTATCAGAGATAGAAAAATTGCCTGTTGATAATCAATTTATTGATTTGGATTTGTGGGGGATGAAGAGAATAGGAACAACATTCATCAGAAATAAAAATATAAAAGTAAATGCCGAACTGCCTAAAGGACTGGCTGTAAATGATGGTAAAGGATTTTTGTTTGACGATGCAGACCGTTATTTATATGTGGGCATGAAAGGAATGCCCGGGAGAGTTGGAATAGGTAGTGGACATAGAGGTGTAGGTAGGTTTGATGTGAATGAAAAGATTTTAAGGCAATGGATTCCTAAAGACTTTGAAACTTATTTGAGCATACCTTTTGAGTATTATGAAGCTAACAGAGGATATAACAGACTACGAATGATGGCTCC